ACGATTCATGTTCTCGTAAAGTTGAGCTTCTGTAAACATACTCTCGGAGGATGTTTTATTAAGATAGTATAAAAGAGTACTAAAAGAATAACCAATAACGTCTATTAAAGCTGATAAATTTGACCCCTGATAATTTTGATCAGTAAAAATTTGTCCTTGGTTTAATTTACTGATAATTAAATCACGGATGCTTGTACCATCAAAGGCAACATATGAACTTTGGTCGAAAACAGGATTGGTAGCCATTGTAATATTTATCTTATATTAAGATTTGTCCTCCTAATTGTGCAAAAACGTTTAACGTGTCCTGAACACTTATTGGTAAAATCTCATAAATCAAAGATACGGCATAGCCCGGACCTAATGTATTTAAATCTGAAACAGTTTGTAATGTTAACTGTGTTCCATTTAAATTTATAACTGGTGTCGATTGCGGATTAGGTTGAACATAGACATTAATAACATTAACTCTTGGCTCGTATTGAGATATGGCGTTATTGATATCATTACCTATGGCATTTGCACCTAAAATCGAAACGGGTTCAAATAGGTACTTTAATAATGAGCAACCAAATGTTGGATTTAAGACCTTTTGACCTGGTAAGGTGTTGAAAATATTATATAAAGAATTTCTAATTGCTTGGATATCAACGTCTGCTTCAATATCTCTTGACTCGACGCTACCGTTATCACCCAATCCAACTGATTGACCTATCGTTAGATCTAAATGTAAATCACTATAAATGGGTGTTGTAACCTGAACCTGCTTGTTCACTGCTACTCCAGTAGAATTAACCTGTTTGGGTTGAATTAAATTATTTAAGTCGATTATTGCCATGAAAAGGGTAAATAGTTGTATAAATATACTTATGGCAAAGTTCAATAAATTTGATACACTTTTAGAAACGGCATTCTCCCACTATTCAAATGGCGGATTCAGAGAAGGTACACAGGTAAGACTTAAACCTGAATTCTTTAAATCTGCTTATTTCAAAAAGCATTACAGCGGTGATGAAGTATTTGTTAATTGGTTAACCGATTTAGCAGAAAGAAAGTATTTCTTTTTCGTTAAAAGAGTAGTTGGTCATGCTGCTTTGCAGAATCCAAAAGATTCAAATGATAATGAAGGCGCAGGGGAAACTTTCCTTGTTTTAAAACTCGACCCTAGAACAGTTAATGCGCCAACGGAATTTGGTGAATTCACCGTGCCAGGTGATTTTACCCTTGTAGAAGTATTAAACTTTGGTGGCAACTTACCACCTGTCCAAGCTGTTCCTAATAGATATGAATTGCCAATGGGCTACCAGAAGCCACAGCCTGTTCAAATTGATATTACTATCAATAATCAACCAACTGATAAGGATTTGCCAGAAGATAACACAGCAATCCCTGCATCACCTGCACAGGCTGCTAAGTTCGATAAGCCAAAGAAGCTTAAATTAAGAAAGTAAGGCGTTTTCTATTGCGATTAAGCAACAGAAAAAATTGATTTCGTGATCAATTACGAAATTATCCCTATACATATGCTCTCCTATTTCTAGGATAATTCTCTTCTTTATATTTTCTTTAATCTTTGTGGTTTCATAAAAGAAATCCAACAATGATTTTAATAGACTCTGGTAATCCGCCGAAAATGTCTTTTCATTTTCTATTACCATTTTCCTTATTTGAATTGCATCGAGTTTCGATAGTAAAGAACTATAAACATTTTCTGCTATGTTTTTTACTTCATTTATTTGATTGATAATCAAGGTTCCGGTAATTGAAAATCTCTGAAGATCATTAATAATTCTCCTCATATCAGGGAAGTTATTTTTTACAAATGTAATAAACTCCCTCTGTGAACCTATATCGACATTTTCCTGCTTCAAGATGTTAATACATCTCTTTGCACACTCTGCTAAATCTGGCACTATATTAAAAAGCAAACATCTTGATTGAATTGGTTCGATGATTTTGTTGATGTAGTTTGAAGTAAGAATAAATCTGGTCGTATCAGAATATTCTTCCATAACACTACGAAGAATTCTTTGGGCATCATTTGTAGTGCCACAAAACTCATCTAAAATGATTACTTTCTTCTTACCGTCAAGTGAAGAAGTCTGAGCAAATAAAGTAACTTTGTTTCTTATTGTATCAATACCGTTTTCATCACTGGCATTGATATAAAGCGATTGACATTTTAGGATATCATTTACAATGATCTTTGCTAGAGTAGTCTTTCCTGTGCCAGCATGACCGTACAAAAGAAGATGGGGCGTATCTTCATTTATGCCCGAAAAGAATTTCCTATTCTCTTCAGTGAGAACCAAGTCATCTAGTTTTTTAGGTCTGTAGCGTTCTACCCAAAGTTGATCATATAATCCCATAACCTTATCATAAGCTATGGTTATTTAAATGTCAACCGTTAATCAAAGTTCTGCCATCGTTGTTAATATAATTTGACTGAATTTGGGTCTGTTGCCCCTGTGTTACTTGTTGTGCTCTCTGTGCGGCTGCTTGGATTAGTGACAAAATTGTATGAACTTCTGATGTTAAAATTGTATAAGTTCCTACGTTTTGAATTGTAATAGTTGTTGTCATATGTTAATATATAGGTAAATATTAACACATGTCAAGCGATAACGAAATAAACTCCATTATAGAACAACTTAAAGCTGATTCTGTTCCTAGTGAACACGCAAAGCCTTATAAGCCAGTAGAGCACGAAGAAGTTAATGATGATAACGTTGGCGATTATGTTTATAAAAAATCTGCTGAGTTAGTTGAATCAACTTTAGGTGCGGTTCAAAATTTAAAAGATAGTGTACTGACAGGCAGCGACCCAAAAGAAATAGCTGCATTGTCTCAATTAATTAATTCAGCAACAAAAGCATTGGATCAACTAAATAAAATCAATATTCAAAATAAACAAAGTAAGAGTAATATTGAGATTAAAAAGATGGAAATTGCTGCTCATATGGAAAGACCTCCATTACCTAATACAACTAATGTATTAATTGCAACGAGGGATGAAATTATGTCACAGATTTTCAACCCGAAAACATCTAAAAAACAACAATTAGAAATTGTTGATGCTGAATTTAAAAAAGAAGATTAATGTTCCCGAAACCAATTTCGGGAACATATTGTGAATAGATAAAGTTTTCTATTCGTTTTTTATTTAAGTTGTTTATTTTAAACAATTTATATTTTTGTGTATTTATTCATACACTATTAAATTTGGGCAAAGAAATGCCCCCATGCCTAGCAATCGACATGGGGGCGAACTTTTCTTTAGGTTGAACTAAGACTTAGAGGTAGTTTGCAGCAGCTGCATTACCTACGAAGCTTGTTCCGAGACCCTTAACTATGATAACGTGGTAGTATAAAGATGCACCAAAGATATGATCGACTACACCGTAGCGGGTCATAAGACCTACGCGTGGTGCAAAGTCGTTAGGACCAACTGTGCGCTGGATCATAACTGGGATGTATGGGCAATATACAATACCTGTGTCATAGTATTCGGTTCCCTTATAGCCTAAGAGGGCATACTCAAGCGGATTTGCTCTTTGACCTGAAAGATACTGCGCATCAGTACGGGTATCACGGTAGACGGTGAAACGTCCTCCGAGAGTACCAACCTTTGCGATTCCGGTTGGCTGCGTGTTAACGTTGCCGTTAACTGGCATCCACTGGAATTCTGGTAACATTTCAAGAATTGCGCACACACGAGGTGTAGCAATGATGAAGTTAGCAGAACCTCTACGGTTACGGATTGCGACACGATTAGCCTCGACAATTACCTTACTGTAGAAATCACGGTTTCTCTCTCCTAACCAACGTGCGTCAGCGGATTGAGCGTACCAATATGTGTATCCGTTAGGTGTACCTGCATTGAGACATACTTGGATCATACGCATGACCATTTCACGGTCGATTTCAGCCTGAATTTCATATGACATTGCATTTGTTAATTCAGAGTCGATATCGAGTCCGTTCATGTTCTTAAGATCCTGTTCAAGTTCAACTGACCAACGAGCAGCGAGGCGGCGTGTGCCAGCTTCAACTGCTGTCTTGCTGAACTCAACAACAACCTGTGGGATGTTGCCAGTTAATTCATAGTCACTGAGAAGTGCAGCAACACCCTGATCTTGACCAACGATGGTGAAGTCAGCGGAGTTTGCACCACTAATTCCTTGGAAGTATGATGCAGCACTTGTGCCTGTGAATCTTGTATCTAAGAACTGATAACCCAATTCTGCATTTCGTGCAGGACTGAATGATGTATCAGCGTTTGCTCCGTTAGGTCCTTCAACATTGGAACGATCCCATGTGGAATCTCCAGATGCTTCGCTATTGTTATTGGTTGTTCCTGCATTACCAGGTCCGAGTGTGGTCGAACCAGTTGCATAACCATCAATACCATTAGCACCTAATGAAGTAGCCTCATAGCGGTAACGTAAAGCAAATGCAAGTCCGACTGGGCCGCTCATTGGCTGTACACCTACGATCTCATTCGTGATAAGCTCTGGGAAAGTACGGCGAACCATTGGGATGAGTACCTTTGGTAAGCGTGAATCTCCTTGAGCATATGTATCTCCAGAGAACTGATTGTATGTTGCAGCTGTTCCGAAAACACCGCCGTTGGTAGAACTACCACCTGAGATATTGTAGGATGCTTCTTCGATGCACCATCTTTCTTGGTTCTCCATGAGAATAGCAGTAGTTAAGCGTTGGTGCTCGTTTTCGATTGGTGCAACCTTATCGGATGAATAATCGAGAACTGGGGCCCACTTTTCAACTAACTGCTGAGCACGAGAACGATCAATGTAGCCTGTAGCTGGATTGGAATTTCTCATTTGTTTGTTTACTCCTATGGATAGAATACTGTGAGATTGAAAGATACCTAAATTACTTCCTTACGGAGTAACTTTCGGTTTTCTTTAACTCACTCAGATATCCGTTAACTTGGGATGAACCCTCGTTAGATATAGCTACTGATTCAGTAACTACAGAACTGCTAGGAACTTTAGCATCTCTGGTTTTAGCAGATTGCTTAGCTTCACTAACAAGTTCAGACGCAGTTTTTTCTTCACTGCGTTCGAACATCTCAACAACATAGTTAAAATTCTCTTCAATATAAGAGGAATCCTTGTCGTTTAACAATTTAACGATAAAATCTTTTTTGCTTGATGGCATCCCCTTGGTCTTTTGTTCAAGGATAATGGTTGCCTCAACCATCTTAAGCTTCTCAACGAGAGCTTCATTTTCTTTATAAGACTCATTGAGCTTCTCATTAAGAGAGTCAATTGCCTTTTTACCTTCAGCAATTGTGGACTTGATACCAGAGTCAATGGACTCCTGATCAATTCCGACAATCTGACGGATTTTGTCAAGCTGTGTACGAGCGTATGTGTTCTCCACAGCTTCTTGTAATTGATTTGTTGGAAGTGCTTTATCTAACGAAATATCAATGAAGTTACTAACTTCATCAATCATAGAATTTTTGAATGCAAGAGCTTTTTCATTTAAAGCCTTGCGATAATGAGTTGCAAGCTTTTCTAACTTAGCGGAATGATCTTCGTTAATTGCTGTTAAAACTTTCTTGAGTTTGTCGGTGTGATCGGTATCAATAGCTTCTAAAAGTTTTTCTAATTTTTCAGCATGATCAACATCCTGTTTTGAGAGAGCACTTTCAACTTGGAGTGATAAGCGAGATTCAACTTTCTCATTAACTGCTGCTTCGAATGCTTCAGCAATTGCAGTTGCTGTCTCTTCGGAAATTACACTCTTGTCTAAGTTTTCTAAAATAGCTTTGAAATTCTTCATATTATGTATAATAACTTATCCCTTGATAATTACATTTTGCTGACTTTTTTTTCAGACTTTTTTGTTTTAGGAAATTTTCCTTTTGCACCCTTTTTGCCGAAAGCTGATTTTTCGCCTGACCATCCTTTTACCTTTTGTGAAGAAGCAGTCTTCTTAACTTTTTCGACGGTCTTTTTTTCAACTACCTGTTGAAGCGTTGCGTTGGCTTGTGCGTAATTCTTTTCACAAAGTTGTGTGATGAATTTTGAAATTAATTTGCGAATTTCCATATGTGTATTATTACTTACTCTCGATTGTTGCAATTAATAGCTTTTTAATGCATTAATAAATGAAACAAATTGTTCACGTAAATAAGCATCTTTATTTTTCAATGGAAGAGTTGAAATATTTTTTTGGAAATTGTCATAAAGTGCTTCAAGCTCTCCATTGTCTTTTAATACCCATTGCTTGGATTCTAAAATACCATTAACAAAGGCTGTAGGAACTGATGGATCAGCAACAACGTCAATTGCTACTAAACGAAAATCTGAAACTTTGCCAATTCCGTTTTCTTGATCGACACGACCAAGAGCACGAGAAGATACACCAAGTTTAACGCCATCTAAAATTAACGAACGAACAACTTGTCCAACAGGAGTTGAAAGGATCTTTGATTTACCTTCAAAAATATTGCCATCTTGTTTTAATTCGGTGACGATATGGCAAGCTCTTTCTAAATTAATTTCTGGTGATGTTGGGTGATTAAGTTCACCCGTTGCACGATTACCCTTAATCATTTCCTTATCATAACGAGCAACTTCACGAACCATTTCTTCTAATGGATAAACACGCTTATTGCGATTTGCTTCATTAGCCATTAAGAATGGTCCTTTAATGTACATGTTTGAAGGCGAATTACGATTTTGTTCTTCAACCAAATACTTTAATTCGTAGGTAGGTTGCTCGACCAAAAGATTATAAACGTTACTCATATATTAATTACTTAGTCTTCTATTTATACTAGTTAAGATGTTTTTCATTAAGAATTAAAAAAGTATATCCATTTTTTTTACACCATTGACGAGCCGCATCCCATTTTGCTTGATTTACTGCCCATGTAACTTTTTCATAAAGCATAGTAGATTGCTTTTTCTTCGATGTAATCGTAGGTGGTTTCGTTTGTTTTTCGGGTTTAACTTCAATTAAAAGTTTCTGCATCTTGCCAGTGCTATCTTTTAATGAGGCAACCAAATCAACAAAGTATCTATGTACTTTGCCGTCTTTTGGTGATTGATATGGGATTATAACGGATTCGCTTCCCCATGTTAATATATTAGGATTTTTATCCAGATATCTAAAACTAATAAGTTCTAGTTTTGATCTATATATTATAGGAATACTTCCTTTGTATTTTTCGGGATTTAGCGGTTGATAAATTCCCTGTGTGTAGTTGCGGTTTTTTTTCATAGTTGTTTATTTTTGTGATAATAAATGAATTGTTAGTTCATTTATTGCCACAAAGATAATCAATAAGATTATCCAAGATAGAACGAAATAGGATCTCTATCAACCATATCGGTCATGATTTCCTTTTCCAATTCTGCTTTTTCTGCTTCGCCTTGACGGAGAATATCTTGATAGTTTACGGTTTGGTTTCCGAATAAATTTGTTCCAGCGTATTTACCTCTGGTGTGACCCATAGTAATTTTGCAAAGAGCCATCGTGTATCTATAAACCCATAATTGGCTTACGATATCTTTAATTGCTTTTTGTACTCTGCAACCAATCAACCCAAAATAAGCGGATAAGAATGGATTTGGTTCAGGTATAATTTTTAAAATTTGAGTCTCAGGATAAAATCTAAGATAAGGTTTAAGAGCGAGGACTTTTTCTCTTGTATCAATCCAAGATTTAAGTGCTTGCCAAGTAACTAAATCATATCCTACATTACCAAGAAGTTGACCAAAGTATGCTTGTTGAGCAATTGTATTTTCAATTGTGAAAAGTGTATTAACACCAGAATTATTTCCCTCTTCGTATGAAAAAACATCAATAACTTTTCTATATTGATTCATGTCATAATCCCAACCCATAGAACCTGGGAATGCACTAGGCGGCGGAGTAAATGTTGTTCCGTAATATTGTGAAGCAGTACCACCATAATAACCTGAACCTGTTGTACTAGCTGGTGGATTAAAGGTTGTAGAATTATACATATCAGGTGTTATGTTAATTAACCTATCGATATGTAAGCCTACGCCTTGGGTATATAAATCTGATCTAAAAATTAGATATTCTTCTGTTGTACCAGAAAACTTTGTAAACCATTCACATGCAATATCAATATTCTCATAGATTTGCTCACTTGATAATTCGATTTGAATTAGCGGTTCGCCTAATCCCCTTCTGATTCTTTGCGCTAATAAATCATAGGTGGTAACCTTTGGTGAAAAGGTCATTGATCCGTGGAATCTGTTTGGTAGTACTGAATTAGCCATTTTGAATACTTATGGTATTGTATTGATAATATTCGGAGAAATATAATCAGAATAAAAATCAGAAAAATCTTGTAATATGGATGCAGGTGGAACTGGCGTATCTGCTTCCGCTGTTCCATCGGAACCCATAGTTAAAAATTTAGAATCAATCGTATAAATTTTATTAATAACATTATTAAAGGCTTTAAACATCCATCCTTTGATAGTAAATGAAGTTGTAGCAGAAATTCTATATGGTTGAGTGCCAGTAAGGTCGTTTGGGTATTGTAAGTTCACATTACCACTCCATAAAACTTCACTTCTTATTTCATATGGAATAGATGAATTTTTAAGATTTGGTAACTTCCAAGAAACTACAATATATGGATCGCAATAAGGAATAAAGTTTGTTAAAATTTGATCCATATCAGATTGATAACGTGTTATAATTGTCATCTCAACTGCTATGTTTACAGGAACAGGTTGTAAAACTGGTAATATATATTCACCACTTCCGTCAGTTGAATCGTATTCAACTTTAAATCCATCAATCTTATTAACAACTCTACTTTGATCTCTGGAAATAGAAGAAAGATTTATAGCAATAACAGGAACCGTTAAGCCACCAGCCGCTGGGCTATTTAAATTACTGAATACTCTTTGTTTTGGTGAATATACAAACAAAACTTTGTCGCCACTTGTTGGAGCAACCAAAGTTTCTGTGTTATCATAACGTTTAATGATAACATCATTGAAAGCCTGACAAAATTGTTCAATAAGAGTCTGGACTTCCCAATTAAAGGTATAGTTCTTCATTAATGAATACTTACCTAAATAATTTTATTAAATCCAAGGAATCGAGGAAAGAGCTAGAACGACTAATGCTTGTGATATTGCGGTATCGTTTGTCCAATTGCCAGCTGCGGCATATTGCTCATCACCATCCCAAAGAACAATTTGTTTAGGTAACCCTTTAATTTTTGCAACGATTTTTTTCTCTACAAATAAATCTCTTACGAATTCTATTACAATTGGATCTGCTAATTTTATGGTTTGGGTTGTTTGAATTATGATATCCATATATTATTACTTATTAATTTATATTAACATTTACTTTAATTCCTGAAACACAAGGTTTTTGTATGTTTATAGCACCCTTCCATGAACTCACAAATGGAACTATACTGTCTTGAGTTAATATACCGAATCCTGCTTCATTTTGGACAATAACATCAAAATACCCTGAATCATGAAAAATATCAGGCAAATTTAAATTTATATATTGTCCCGATATAAAATCAGCATATTGCGTTACATCAACACCACTAAATCCTATATTATTAGCTGAAAGATTTTTAATATTATAAAATGGATTTATATATTCTGTACTAAGCGAAAACATATTTGCGTCTACAGAACTCAAATACACATTTGATACATTAATAAATGATCTACCTATTAATAATATCGGGGGAATACTAGATGCATATGGATGTAGTGTAAATGCATAAGGCTCTACATTAAATGGTTGTGGTCTGGCATTTATTATGAAATGATCCATACATTATGCTGCTGGTGTTTCCGTAGCTTCTGCGCCAGCTTCAGGAACTTCCGTTGTAGCTGCTTCCGGTGCTTGTGTCGTTTCTGCTGTAGCACCACCACCGAATTCTGGGATTTCAGCTGCCGTTGGTGCTCCACCGCCTCCACCCGCTGCTGGTGCGGCTGCGCCACCTGCTCCAAGTGCACCAGCGGCTTGCTCTGCCGCTTGAATGTGTTCACGCCAGTTGGGTCCGGTCTGAGCAATCTGATCCAACTCCCATTTGAGTGCTGCATCCTTTCTGAGCCATTCCATGTTTTCGGAAATCTTGGCATCGTTTAATCCGAGATAGTGACGCTGGGCAAATGTCTTAGAAATTGATTCATTCTGAGACATGTTATTGAAATTATTATACTTTAATTCAAATTCTTGATTCTTTCTAATTGCAAAATAATTGGAAGGAGGATTAAAGTGAATATCGAAATACGATTCATGCATTCCGTATTCTTTCCACCATCCACGGAGTTTTAAATGAGTAATGAATGTTTCTTTAAGACCTGTTGCAAATTGATTTTGAATACGAACAACAAATTTTGCAAAACGTAATTCTTCTCTTAAAATTTCTGCACCATCTTTATATCCCTCGTCTGGGTTCATACGAGTTAAAGGAACCTTGAGGCTCTTATAAAGTTTATTGACAAAATAGGTCAAATCTTCAATCTTACCAAGATTTGCTCCACCTTGCATAAGTTCTACATCACTTCCTGCTTCACCTTGACGCTTTGCAAACCAAAAAGCATCCAACATAGATTGTGGATCGTAAATGTTACCAGCACCCTTTCCAGATTGCGCATCATATGTCTTTTTAGACCAATATGCTTGCATGAGTTGTTTTAAATATGCCTCTGCTTTAGCGGGTGGCATATTACCAACATCAATTTTAAATTTAAGACGTTCTGGTGCACGAACCATTCGATAAATGACTACCGCATCTTCAAGTAATGAAACCTGCTTATATGAACGACGAGCATTTTCAAGGAACGGAACCTTAATTGACATGTCTTCATTCCACATGCCAGAATTAATATAGGTAATCTGATTTCCTTGGAATGTGATTAATTGTTGTTGCAAGGAATTGGAATTATTCTGTGATGAAGGTGGAGCAGATGGGCTATTTGGACTACTTGCGTGTTGTTGTAAGCTAATTGGTTTTTGGAAAATGAAGTTTTCAATTACGTTATTTTGAACATTATCGTAAACTGGATTGATCAATTCACCTGGTATATTCAACACACCAATAATACCTAATTCTCTTTTTCTTTCGTGAACAACGTTTTCAAAGAAAATTTCACCTTCGATTAAAAGCTGTCTACAATATCCCCAACCTTTGTGCTCCAAGTCAAAAACTTGAATGAATTTGTAAAACTCTTTTTCAATTTCACTTCTCTCATTTGAGTCTAATTTACCAAATGTTGAAAATCCAATTCTTAAAAATTTATCCTCATCATCCTTATTTAGAAATTCATCACAAATTTCATCTAAACAGTCTGCGATTTCTGCATAAGATCCCATTCTGCGATACTCTGCAATTCTTCTGATTTTATCAACGTCAACACTGGCATAAATGTATTTGTGATATGCGTGATCAGAGGTAAAGGAGCCAGGTCCGTACTGATCCGTATTCTGGCGCATTGCGGGACCGGTAATAACGGACTGCTGCATGACACGATATTCATGTCTTTTTGATAAGCGGTCGAAAAGTTCATATCTTGGATTTCCAATATCAGCATCCACTGCGTCTTGGATATAAGGCAATCTAGAAAGAATATTTGATATGAAATTTCTACCGTTATCTGGCTGTCTATTCGGTGTAGGTAATACGTCAGGCATTTGAATTATTTAGTGTAATATTATACTTATCAAGATACTTGATTTAATTTTACATTATGATAAATTTGACATATGGACAAATATGTTATCTTTCACATTGACGGTGGTTGTGGTAAAAACATTGTTGCAACTTCTGTCGTTAAATCAATCAAGGCAGCTTACCCTGATCGTAAGTTAATTGTTGTTACGGCATGGCCCGAAGTTTTCGTACACAATCCCAGTATTTATAGAGTTTATAAGTTTGGTAATATTCCTTATTTCTACGATGATTACATTAATGGTACGGATTCAGTAATTTTACGCTCCGAACCTTATCATTCTGGTGATTTATTATATCGTAGAAAGTCATTAACCGAAATTTGGTGTGATGTTTTTAATATTCCATGCATCGATAAGAAACCAGAGATATTCTTAACGGAAAGAGAGCTTTTATTTGCTCAAAAGCAACTTCAAAAGGACGGACCTGTTCTCCTAATTCAGTCTTCGGGTGGTGCTGAACAGCAAGGTCATCCGTATTCATGGTCAAGAGACCTTCCTCCTGCTTTTGCACAGGAACTTGTTAATTCCGTTAGTGATAAATTCAGTAAAATTCTTCATGTTAGAAGAGAAAATCAACCACCACTTGATGGAACTATTTTTGTAAGTGATAATTTCAGGAATTTGTTCTGTTATGTCGCACTTTCTGATAAAATTCTTGGAATTGATTCATTTGCTCAGCATGCAGCTGCTGCATTTGGTAAAAAAGCAACAGTTGGTTGGATTTCCAACTCTCCTGTTGTTTTTGGACATGAAATCCATGACAATATCGTAGCAAACGGAGCAGAATCGTTCCGTCATCGTATTGATTCATATCTTGAAGAGGATGATTGGACGGGTGGAAGGTTCCATGAATGTCCTTATGATAATTTGGCTAATCTTTTTGACAAAGATCAGTTCATTGAATCGATTTTAGGCTCCAAAAATGAATTAACCTTTGATATTGTTGATCAGCCAACTATTAAATTTAACTAATGAAAAACATATTCTTTAATTCATCAATGCCTCGCAGCATGAGTACACTATTTCAGTGTATTTTAAATCAACATCCTGAGATCCACGCAACTCCAACTGATCCAGTATTAGAATATTTGTATGGTGCTAGAATGAACTACACTAATACACCCGAAGTTAAGGCAATAGATAAGGCATTGGCTCAGCAAACATGGAGAGGTTTCTGTTGGGGTGGATTAGAAGGTTATGCAAATTCTTACACCGATAAACCAAATATCTGTATTAAGACTCGTGGTGGAACTATTCACTATAAATGGTTTGAGTCTTTTATGCCATATAAGCCTAAAATGATTTGTATGGTCAGAAATCTAAAGAGTATTTTTGCATCGATGGAAAAACTTTATAGGAATGGTCAAGAATATCATCAGGCTATCCAGAATCATTCGGAAATGAAAGGCACATCCACGGCAAAGAGAATAGATTCTTGGCTTGCTGCTCCTCCTGTTGGATTAGCTCTTGAAAGATTGCAACAAACCTTTTTAGAAGGAATTAACAAAGAGGTTCTTTATATAAGAGCAGAAGATTTAACCTCATATCCCCAAAAGGAAATGGATAAAGCATACGAATATCTTGGATTAAATTCACATAAACATGATTTTGACAACGTAGAACAAACCGTAAAGGAAGACGATTCGGTTTATGGGTTTTCAAATGATCTTCATACTATTAGAAGAAAAGTTCAACCTTTAACACCTGATTATAACAATATTTTAGGTAAACAAGTTTGTGATTGGATCGATAATAATCTCGCTTGGTATCAGCAAGGATTTGGATATACCAAATAATTAATTTAGATTCCTAAATAAGATTTTAAATAAGAATAAGCAAATCGTACCTCTACATCCGTTAGTCTTCTGTTGTAAACTATAAAATATTTTATATCTCCCCAATATTGAGATCCGCTATTAGGGTCTGTGTTTCCATTGTGATATCCGCCAATAGAACCAAATCCTATTACATACCTAGCAACAGAATCTGTTATAGATCCTACATTTACACCATTAACATTTAAATTATATGTAGGATTATCACCATCTGTCCATCTCCAACACATTATATCAAAGGAATTAGATGCATAGCCAGGGAGAGATTGTTGAGAATATCCAGTATCTCTAAAACCAGAACCGTTACCTATGTATGTTCCTATATCCCATCCACCAGATTGTACAATTACCTGATGATTACCAGGCGATCCATATGCACGAGTTAGTGTTCTCCAATCTCCTGCCGAATTTAAAATTCTGGTTGCACAAATATACGTAACATCTCCAGACAGATTTATGTCAGAAGAATTTTTTGCCATTCCATAACTTCCTTTGAAGTCCATATATTTGCTACCGGAATTAAACGCAGCAGAATTAATATTAAAATTATTACCATTTCCGCTCACATCATACCATACTCCACCGCTACCAGAATAGCTAGATGTATTTGTTGCATCTAGCAAAAGAGTAATATTGCCAGTGGGAAGTTGAGGGGAAACAGTTGTTGTTATAATTTGAGCATTATTAGTTATTGGCGGCAAGTTACTAATTGGTGGCAATGGTGTGAAATTAGAATGATATATCATCGTTCCTTGTGTAACTCTTATATCTTGGATATAACCATTAAAATAATTACCAAGATTGTTATAACTCATGCAACCAATAGATATATTTGAAGAAGCATCTGTTAATGGAAAATTAACACTACCGACCAAATTGCCATCAAGATACATATACTGATTAGAACCATCAGAACAAAATGCAACATGATGCCAAGTGTTTGTTGTAATATTAAGACCTGTACTTGTAAAATTCCAATTACCATTAATATTATCGGTTCCCACAAATATTGCATCACTATAAATTGCTATACACCAAGAAAAATTTGAACCATATGTATCTTTAGATATAATCGTACTCGCTGCATTCCCATTTGTATATAGTGATTTTGCATAAAACCATGCTTCAATTGTTGATGGTACACTAGCTAAATTAAATTCACTGGCATCATTTAATACCAATGAGCTTGAACCATTAAAATATCCTGCGCTATATGTTTTATTAGATAAATCATTAAACGATTTTATTATCGGGGTTCCTGTATTAATTGTAATACTATTATTATAAGTTGAACTATCATTAAAATTATTATTCATAACCATTAATAATGATGGCTGTGTTGAAACCGCAGATAATTGATTTGTTAAAAATCGTGGGTTACTAGTTATAAATTGTGGGTTAGTTTGTAGGCTGATAGTGCTATTATAAGAAAAAGCATTGCCACGGTTGTAAAGAATTGAGATTTCATTTGGGGATAATGCTCTATTCCAAACACCTATTTCGCACAAACTACCATTAAAATAACTATTATATCCATCCCAATCACCTCCTCCTATAACAGTACCACTATTATTATTATTGAATGCAGCTAAAATATTATCGTTTTGTGAAGCAACTGCTACATTATTGATATAAAGAGTTGCTAAATTGTTTTGTTTTACAATAACTGCATGATACCATACGCCAACTGTTGCGTTGCTGGAATTAACAATTCCGTTAACAATCGTGCCATTGTGTTCATAACCAATTGCTTGATTATTTGCATAAAAAAAATCTAACTTAACACTATTTGTTACCCAACCATACTGAGAAGAAAATATTGCAGGATATGATCTAGTTTGACCTGCCGAATTAATCCACGCTTGGATGGAAAAATCTCCAGAAAAATTAAAAGCGTTATTAGGAGATATGTATAAATAAGTGTTATTGTTTGGGTTAAAAACGGCGCAACCGCTTAAAAGTCCAGTGCCTAACGTAACACCTCCATTGTTTGTTAAGGTATTTCCGTTGCCTGTTAAATCTGTTAAATTTAAATTACCTGAACCATCATTACCTAAACTCCAATAGGCTATTGCACCTGTTGGAAAAGTTTTAGTAGCTTGCGTTGTTAAAATATTTGACATCTATTTTAGTTGATTCTATATATCTCAACTTTTGTCCAATTACCGTCAGTTGTACCGACTATAGTTTGACTTGTTGCACTGCTATAGCCAGAAACGTCAATATAATCTGAAACACCATTAAGATAAATTATAGAAGTTGCCGTTTGAGTTTGAGCACCACCAGAACCAGTAAATAATGGCATTTGTACAAGAGATTTTGTATTAGTACCATTTATGCGAATTTGAGCATTATTTTGTCCAGTACCTGTAGTCCCATTCCATGCTATTTGATAATTTATAAAATAGTAGCCTGGCACGGTTGGGGTTATCTTACCAGATAGTGCTGGATACGTACCAATATTTGAAATCCAATTATTAGGATCATTTTTTGGTGATAATGGCAACCAAAGATCATTATTTTGTGGTGCTGTTACGTTAGCCGAAAGATATGCGGTGGCAGTATAAGCACCATTTGCAATAAGACTTCCTGTTGCGCTAATGCTACCATTAACTGTTAATGTATTATTAGGTATTGTGGTATTAATACCAAAATTACCATTTTGATCCACTCTAAAACGTTCAGTACCACCCGCACCAGCGATAAATGTATTTGCTAAACCAGCAGTGCCCGTCATATTAGCACCTATTATTGTGTTATTATTTCCTGTAGTGAGATTACAACCCGCATTTGATCCCAACGCAATATTAAAATTTCCAAATGTATTGGCAGCTAATGCAAAATCTCCAAAAGTGAGATTGCTGCAACCACCTATATTTGAGCACAAAGCTCTAAAACCAAATGCTGAATTATTGCAACCTGATACATTATTATAAAGAGTATTTGTACCAATACTTGTATTGCAGCTGCCTACAGTATTATTATAGTTAGATGCTGTACCAATATTAACATTAAAACTACCCGTGCTGTTTCGAGTCATTACTGATTTACCAATAGCGACATTATAGTTACTAACTGTCGACCCTGTAGCATTAGAGCTATAAAGCGCATTATTTCCAATTGCAATATTGTGTATACCTAGTCTATTAGCATAACCTGAATATGAACCAATTGATACGTTATTGCATCCGGTAGTGTTACAATACGAGGCTGCAGGGCCTATAGCTACATTAGCATTTCCGCATGTATTATTAAAAAGAGATCTCCAACCAATAGCATTGTTATTGCTACCGCAAACATTATAATAGAGCGCATTATAACCAGATGCTGTATTACAAGAACCACTTGTATTTGAATATAAAGTTGTATCGCCTAAAGCAATATTATTTATACCACATGAAGTATTAACTCTCAATGCATTAACACCTAAAGCTGTATTATTACCACCAATATAATTTCCTCTTGAAACAAGAAATCCTGATGCCAAACATATACTACTTGGTGTACATACAGGTGATGGTAGGCTTAACGTAACAGTACCAGAAGAATAGCTAGCTGCTATTTGATTTGCTGTACCACTTACCGCTGTAACGGAACTACTCCCGCCGCTTCCTAGTAATACACCATTAGCATAAACCGCATTAGATGCTGATATCGTACCAGAAACTGTTAATACTTGATTTGGTGTAGAAGTATTAATACCAACATAACCATTGGATGACAAATACATTGTTGTGGTTGGATTTGAAAATCCAGGTCCGTTACTATAAAAAGCTAAACTATCTGCGCCTGTTGCATTACCTACGCTGATGCGACCAATGCCTGGCGAACCTTGTATATAATCAATAATAACACCGTCTCCACTTACTCCAGCATATGTACTATTTGCCCAAAATCCACTACCAATTATTGTACTTTGTGCACTCAATGCACTAACTTTAAATGTGGTTGCCGTAGTTGAATTAACCAAAGTGTAGACAGAACTCCAGTTAGCTGAAGTGGAATTTACCTTACTGTATACAGATGCGTTATTTGCACTAGCTGATTGTAAAAAGGATATACTATTCCAATTTGAGGAATTTGAATTTACATAACTATAAACCGATTTATCATTAGCAGATAATGCTTGTAAAAATGAAATACTGTTCCAGTTGGAACTATTATTTGTAGTACTACCCCAAGTATTATATACACTGTTCCAGTTGGAACTATTATTTGTAGTACTACCCCAAGTATTATATACACTGTTCCAATTATTGCTGTTTCCTGATGCATCAGCTACTATACCCAGCGAAGAAATATTATTTACATATGTATAGTTTGCTATATTAGCTGTTATGTTTGAACCTAGGATAAATGTATTACTAAGTCTGTTTGTATTATTGGCAGATCCACCAGCAATAAAAGAATAATAACCAGATGCGGTGTTTGATTTTCCACCAACTATTGCAGAATAATATCCGCAAGCAATATTACTTTGACCTCCGCCAACAACTGCATAACTATTATAGTCTGCTCCGGTTGGTCTCATACCTCCCCAACCTGCAATGTTACTCAAACCACCACCAATAAAGGAATATGCAGAGCATATAACATTACCGAAACCACCACCAATCGTTGAATAACAATTAAATACATAAGTAACAGTGCCACATAAAACGTTGCTACCGCCGCCACCAATAAATCCATTGTAATCTTGTATTAAGTTGCCATCGCCACCAACGATAACACTTTGATCTCCATTAGGAAGTATCGAATTGGTTAGACCACCGCCAATAAAAGATCCGCCCCCATTTGGACATGCTGTATTATGTGATCCACCTGCGATAGTATCGCAACCGCCGTTGCCTACACTGTTACCATATCCACCTGATATTGTACTGAGACCGCCATATGTATTAACAAGATTGTTGCACCCACCACCTATTGTTGAACAGGCAGCATATGCCTTGTTGGTATAACCACCAGAAACGGTGGAATCTTGACCATTAGAAAGATTGCTATAACCCGCACCAACAAATGATCTAATTCCATTTGCTTGATTATTATATCCACCTGATACAGTAGAATTTAATTCTGTTGCTTGGTTACCGCAACCGCCGCCTATAAACGAACTATCTCCCGTAGCATTATTACCATAACCACCTGATATGGTGGATTTACTATTAGTTGAATTATTATTTTGACCGCTACCGACGAATGAATATGTAGCGGAAGCCGTATTTGAACGACCGCCAACTACGATTGCATAATTTGCTGATGCTGTATTACAACTACCTGCGCCAATGAAAGGAGAACTACCGAAGCCAGGTTGTACAACTCCATTATGTGCAGCGTTAGCATTGTTTGCACATGCTACATAACACCCATAAGCTCCAGTTATAAACCAGTTAATGCAACAACCACCACTATCGCACTGTGCAGTTGTTGCATTGATCCCATTAGGGACAGTTAGTGTGCCACCAACGGTCAGTCCGCAACTTATGTAAGTTCCATTGGAATAGTTTATGGAAAGCGTTTGCGGTCCGTTACCGATACAATTAGCCGAAAGACCGTCATAAAATATAGTTTGATTTCCTGTACCTTGAATGCAAGAAGCATTAAGCGTACTTAATACACTTAATGTACTGTTATACTGAAATGGATTTGTTTCTACCTGTAGCGACATAATTAACTAGATACTGAAGGGATCACCGTAGATACACTCGCATATAATGTCATATCATCGTAATAATAATTCTCCAATGCGGTGATTTGTTCCGGTGTTAATTCGGGTTTTAATAATGAATTTGTATTATTAATAACTGGTAATGGTGATTGTAAACCAATATCAGAAGCTAATTGATCAAGTTGAGTGGCAAAATCATAATATTTAATATTTGGAAAATTGCCAATAATAATACTTTGTGGTCTGTAGTGCCAATTTAAAGTTCCTCTATCCTGTTCAACCAACCAATCAATAAAATCTCCTACTGCGGTGAGTTGTGGAACACCTTTAAGTTTTTTTGCAAATGCACTCTTGAATCTTTCAATTGGATGTCTAACAACGGCATGAGGAATACCAGTTGGAACGCTTGAAATTGGAAGTTGTGTACTATATTGCATAATACCAGCACCAAAATCTATAGGACTAATACTTGGAAAAAATGTTTGTGCTATTTGGGTTGTAAGAGTTGTACTTCCTGCTCTTCTAATGTTTGCAAGAGAATGACCATTAGGAAGATTAAAATATATACTTTGATAACTTTCTGTAACCAAATTTAACTCGTTTGCTTTATTTGTAACTTCTTCTTGAGTTTGAGCAAGAAATATCAATGGAGAAAATGGAACAAACTTACCAGATAATTCATAAATTTGGGCAGTTCCATTTGGATACCCAAAAAATAAACCATAATAAGGGTTTATTAATTCATTCTGTGTTGCACTCATATATTATATATTTAGTATTTAAAAACGTTATTGTGTAGACACATATCTTCTTTGTAATATAGTTATATTTTTAAGATGTATAGTTCCAAAGTTGAATTGCTTGATTTGTTCCGTTTACATTCACGATTAAAAATGTTCCAGATGCTGTTACCGGATTTACAAATGTTGTGGGTGCAGAAGTTATATTTAATGAACTTGCATATATTGTATTTGTAGAACTAATATTTCCAACAACTGTTAAATTTGTATTTGGTGTTCTCGTACCAATTCCAACATTACCATTGGGATTAATACGCATTCTTTCATTGCCACTTAATGTACCACCAGTAAAGAACGTTAAACTACTTGTTGTTGATGCTGCGCCTAATACAAGATTTGCACTCGTTGAGTAAACATACGAGTCTCCAGCATTAACTACATTGAATGTTGGGCTATAAAGATTACCATTATATTTTGTACTAGCTATACCTAAGTCCAAATAATTAATATTATCATCATTATATAATGAAATATCCGTACTGGAACTAACACTTGGCGTAATATTTTGTATTTGATTAAATACAGATCCGCTAGCAGAAGATATAATAGTTAATGGAGCAGAATTTAACTTTGCAATATTAGAAGTTGAACCAAATTGAGCAGATGGTGAAGCTACTAATCCTTGAGAAGAAATATTATTAACAAATGTAAAATTATTTGCACTAACTGATATGTTAGATCCCAAAATAAATGAATTTAATCCATTTAAAAAGTTATTACATCCATTTAAAATTGTATTGTAGCGACCGCAAATGCTATTGTTACAACCTCCGCCGATTAAATTGTAAGGACTGTTATAATTAATGCAATTAGTGTTTCCACCAAGAATTGTATTATAATAACCAGATGCAGAATTTGATCCGTAAGTTGGATTTATATTACAGTTAGATGGATTAACATAATAAGCTTGACTAGATAGTTTGCTAAATGTTGAAGTGTTATAAGAAGGATTATTTGTTGCGGAATTTGAATTTACATAACTATAAACACTAGAATTGTTAGCCGATGCAGCTTGTAAGAAAGATATAGAGTTCCAATTGGCAGAATTCGAATTTACAGAACTATAAACAGATGCATTGTTTCCACTTTGAGAATTAAAAGAAGAATAAACAGATTTATCATTAGCTGATAAGGCTTGTAAGAAAGATATTGAACTCCAATTAGCCGAATTTGAGTTTACTGAACTGTAAACAGATTGGTCATTAGTTGAAAGAGCTTGTAAGAACGA